GTGCTTTAACGAGCACATACCTCTAAAATATAAAGTATTCAAGTGGACTGCCGCCTGGCGGTTAGTTGTGAGTCCGATTCTCACAGGCAGTTTTAAACTCACAGGTGATTTATTTTATCGAAAATATAGTTAAGTACTCGAGATTCTCTGTTTCTGTTAACGCAATCTGTGAGTGTGACCGGTGCGTGGAAAACGCCGGCTTTTATTTTGCACTAAAAAATGGGTGCTTATTAAGCACCCATCGAGACAGCTAACTATGTTTAAGAGATATTCACTGAGGTAACTAAACCTCTAAAAGCAATTATAGCACATTTGGTTTCGCTTACAAAATATAGCGATGTAAACGTTCACCAACAATTGCATTGCTATATAGAATCACAAGGCAAATCATATGAGTAAAATGTGAAGAACTATCACATCAGTTATTCACAAATAATTGTATCACAAGGAGGTGGCAATGTGGCCACGTTAATTATTTTAATCCTGGTCATGTTGCTGCCGGCTGGGATTGCTGAGTATGGCCGTAATAAGGGCTGGTGGTACTGATGAGTGATCGTAAACATCCATATACGCCCATGCAACAAACCAATTACGGTTATGTTTCCAAGGAAGAAATAAAGATAGACAAACAACTGGACAAAGATTTAAAGAGGCGTCTTCGCAAAGAGGGCGCTTTTAATTTGCACAAAAAGGAGAAAAAGCATGAAAGATCACAAAGAAGTTAGTTCTGATGCGACCGGATATTTCAGCGTTTATGATGTTCGACAATCAAGACTGTTTATCGACGGGAATCTTATTCAAGGCTTTGTCCCGGATAGGCCAATGTTTGGCATTAAAGATAACAAATTACTGGTGTCGTTACCTGTTTTGAAATCGCCAAATTGGCAAAAAGTGCTAGGTGGGCATCGCTTTGATATTGTTTCACCCACTAGTGATACAACAGAAGCCAGATTTTCAGGAAATTACGATAATCAAACAATAGATATTGATGGCGATATTCTTTTTGATGGGACAATTCCAGAATTGACATTACTGTTTCAAGTTGATGGCCACGTAGAGAATTATTTTGAACCAATTCAAAATAATTTTCAGCACGCTAAGGGAGGCGTCGTAGATAATGGCAAACAATTCTGGATTTAGACGAATGAAAATTCGGAAGCAAAAACAAGGAAGCCATTACTGTATTTCGGTTGATGCATGTGGAAATGGGATAAAGGTAAAAGTTCGTGAGGCTCTTGAACAGGAACGGGAAAATTTAGCAAAAGAAATAATGAAGGAGTTTGGAGACCAAATTGAGTAAACACAATAAACACACGAAGAGTCACAAGAAATCAAAAATTAAGGATCGGAAACGTAAAGCCTTACAGGCGCGGAAATTGAATGAACTAAGACTTAAGGAGAAACACAATGACATACGTTAGTTCAGCTAAACAAGAAGAAATGAACGGCTTATTGGAGACAGTTAACCACGAAGAGGCCCGAGTTCGACTTCCTCGACATTTCCAGCACATTAAAACATACACTGGTGATGACTACTGGAAGAACTCGCGAGTTTATACCTTCAATAATGGTCTTTATTTGCAAGATATTAACAATAATGGTGAATCATTTTATGACCCGCTAATTGACAGCAACAATGACTACCAACCTAGCGCCTTACAAATTCATTTAAATAACCACAAACGTTACTTAATTGAAGAACTTAATATTGCTGGGAGCACTAATGGCTCCGAATTAGGACGAATTATTAAGGCTCAAAAAATTAAGCGTAATTACGTGACCATTAAGAGCCTTAATCGTGGGTTCATTAAATCTATTAGGAGCCATGAAAAAAACATTACCGTCATCAAAATGTACGATGGTTCGGAAGTTAGGTTATTTAGTATTCCGTCAATGCATGGTATGTCTCATATTGATGATGAATTTTGGAAATAAGGAGATAAATATGACTGATAAAGATAATGCTGAATATCAAAAGATTGTTGACGAGCTATCAAAGCTGAAACCCGAAGCATCTAAGATGATCATGAGTGATAAGGTTGTTAGCTCTGCTATTCAACAGGAATTAAAAGATGGAGATATCGATAAAACCATTTTTAATCACGCTCAAATTATGTCCAAGGCATACAATAACTTTTCGAATGTGCCTTTAATTGGCAATAATTACGATTACTTGCTGTTTATCATGTTGAAAGAGGTTTGGGGCGATATTCCAGTACCATATGGTTCAGATAATTTCATTAAGTAAAAATAGTTTGCCTGCCGTTTAGATATAGACGGCAATACATAATTTCGTTTAAAGCAAGAGGTGAGATCACAAATGGCTAACACAGGTAAATCGCATAAAAAATACTGGTTATCTGATACTGGAATTTCGATTATTTCTTCTATGGCACGCGATGGTATGAGCAACGAAGAAATCGCGAAGAAACTAGGGGTTGCAGCATCAACATTTTATAAATGGTTGCGTGAAGACGATAATTTATCGGAGGCAGTCATAGCCAACAAGGAGCTTGCTGACCGTGTGGTTGAAGCCAGCCTCTATAAATTGGCTACAGGTTATGATTACGTCGAGGATAAAGTGAGTGCCAGTGGTAAACGGCTAAAGAATGTAAAACAGCATGAGACGCCTAACATCACTGCAATTAAAATGTGGTTAAATAATCGACAACCGAAAAAGTGGCGTGACAAACGTGAGATTGAGTTGTCTGGTCGTGTTGATTCATCGTTCGATAACCTGGGTACAGATGAGCTAATCAAGCATTTAGAGAAGTTGGAGGATGAAAAAGATGGCTTGGAACCTAAACAATCCTAAAGAACAAGCAGAATATGGTATTGAGTTGGCATTAGCTCGCCGGAAGTACGAATATTACTTTACCTTGTCGCATGAGAATCGCTATAAGCTTTATCCGCATGTTAAGCTGATCTGTTCATACTTACAGCGAATTATTAACGGTGAAAAATTGTTCCTATGTGTGGAGATGCCACCACGTCACGGTAAGTCGGCAAGTATTACTGAAACATTCCCAAGTTACTACTTGATGAAGAACCCAGATAAAGAAGTCATGATGGCTGCTTATTCAGAGGACTTATATACCAAGTTTGGCCGTAAGAACCGTGATAAGTTCATGGTTTACGCACCACAGATGTTTGGCTTACAGCTCTCGCAACAAACCAGCTCGGTATCTGATTGGGGCGTTAAGGGGCATTCTGGTGGGATGTATTCGACTTCAATTCTATCTGGCGCTACTGGTCGTGGTGCTGATCTACTGATCATTGATGACCCGATTAAGAACGCACAAGAAGCGATGTCCAAGACGATACGTGACAAGATCTGGGAAGAATGGCAGTCAACCTTTTCAACTCGGCTGCATGCGGATTCTTCTTGTATTGTGATTATGACCAGGTGGAGTGACGATGATTTAATTGGCCGTTTGCTAAAGCAGAAAGCTCGGCCATGGATTGAACTAAAACTACCGGCAGTATGTACTGAGACTGATGATCTATTAGGCCGTGAGATTGGCGATACACTCGCACCACAAGCACCATTAAGTTATGACAAAGCCTGGGCTGAACAAACGAAAAAGAGTGTTGGTACTCGAACATGGGCAGCATTATATCAACAGAACCCCATCCCTGAAGGCGGTGGTGTGTTCAAACCGGATTGGCTTCGCTACTATGTACCAAATGAACAAATTAAACATCAACTAGGATTAGACGATAGCGTGGCGATTTTGCCACGCTTTTTAGATACACAGGTACAATCTTGGGATGCCACTTTTAAATCTAAAGAAAACGACGATTATGTAGCTGGTCAGGTCTGGGGCGCACGTGGTGCCGATCGTTATCTATTGCATCGTGAGCATGCGCGTATGGACTTCACACAGACGTTAAATGCCATTCGCCGAGTAACAAAGATGTATCCGAAAGCTTCACGGAAGTTCATTGAAGACAAAGCCAACGGACCGGCCATCATTAACACGTTACAGCATGAGATTGGTGGCATTATTCCGGTTGAACCGCAAGGTGGCAAGGAAGTACGAGCATACGCAGTTACTGCGCAGTTCGAAGCCGGTAATATCTACATCCCTCACCCGGCTTGGCGACCTGAAATTGACGACTACATTACCGAGTTAACGAGCTTCCCAACCGCAGCCCACGATGATGAAGTTGATAGCACCACGCAAGGGCTAACGTACATGGAGAAGTCTAATAATCTATTCGCACGATATGGAATGTGAGGTGACACAGTGTGGCAAACAAACGGATTAAAAAGAAACAAGCTAGTAAGGATTCACTGGACGAGAAAGTAAAGATTGTTGACAGTATGGCCGATGATCATAGTGCCTCGGCAAAAAGCTACAGCAATCTTGTGCCACACGGCAGTTATCGGCAACTAGATGATAATCAAATCCAACAGCTTGACCATGATAATCATATTGCTCATATGGTGATTACCATGCCGGCCACCGATATGACGCGTAACGGCTGGGCGTTCACTTCTGACAATGAAGATTTGGATGATTTGATTAATCAGAAGCTCAAAGACTTGAATAGCCAGAACGTTTTTGCACAATTTTTAAGTGATCGTCTCAAGTGGGGGGATTCATTCATTGCAATTGGTGGTATTGAGAATCAAAAGGGTGATAATCCGTCTATCCCACTCGATCCTGATGCACTGCTAGACGTTCAGTACATCCAACCGTTCGATAGACGGATTGTGGGTAACATTATTACTAATCTATGGCCATTTAGTCCAACCTATGGTAAAGAAGCTAATATTCAGGTTTCGGTAGGCAATTCAGCTTATGATTTGGAAAATGGTACCCAAACCGAAAATGGCCTGATGAAGACCATTGACGCTTCACGATATATGCACGCGGAGTACGGGCGCGATGAGGGCGATGATCAAGGACATTCGCTTTTTGAAACCATCTTTGATGCACTGAAGTTAGTTGATACGGCTAACTGGTCAGTCGGACAGATCATGAATGATTTATCCTTTAAAACCTACTCGTCTAACAGTATTGATACAGCTAGTGCGGATCCAAAGCAACTAGCCAAGTTGTCAGGCTTGATGAACTATCAATTTACCACTGAATCGTTGGCCTTGATTGGTCAAAACGATGAAGTTGCTAAAGTTGGCACGCAATTGACTGGTGTTGATTCACTAATCAGCTTTATGTGGGATAACTTATCGGCAGCAACTAACATCCCTAAAACAGTTCTCTTAGGTCAGCAATCTGGTAAGGTGTCTGGGACCCAAACCGATGTACAGAACTATTACTCTTATATCAAGTCGCAACAAGAAAACATTTTGCGGCCTTATCTGGAGCGCTTAGTTCGCTTGCTGCTGAAAGCTAAGAACGTTGGCAATGTCGATCCGAATAGTATTGATTGGCAACTTAACTTCAACCCACTTTGGGAACAGGATTCACTAACAAACGCACAGACATCCCTTGCAAAAGCACAAGGGTTGTCCTCCTTGGTTCAGTGTGGTGCATTATCCCCAGATGAGGCACATGACGCGTTTCTGGATACCGATAAGGATAATGCCACAAATGCATTCACAGGCGATTCAGCAGATAATGTTAAGTCGTTTGAAGAGCTTACTGATAGTGAGAAGAATGACCTGGTTAAAAAGTACAACGGTGAGTCCCAAAAGCATAAAAGCTGGTTCAAGAAGCTGTTTAAGTAGGTGATGATATGGGCAAAGTAATCAAAATACCTAAAAGTATGTTGCCTCATATCGCACCCACACGCTTTTGCTACGGTATTGAAGTTAGGTATCAAAAGTATCTAAAAGATATGCTTAAGCAGTGGTTCCGTAAAGCCGACCAAATTTGGCGATACACGGTTATCCCGATCTATAAGCAAACCGCCATTTATCAAGATGATGATAGTAATGACAACGTGGCTGATCAGCTTAAAGCTGCTATGCAGTATCTAGAGAACCAATTAGAATCCGGGCTCAACGGTATTGTTTTGGAAAACTGGGTTAAAGAGTTCATTAAAGACGTAGATAAATGGAGTTACAACGGGCTGAAAGTTCAAATGGGACCGCAGCCCATCGACCCAATATCATCAGACAGGTTTTTAAGGCAATATACGCAAAGTAAGATTGCTGAAAACGTCAGTCGAATTACGACGCTACACGATCAATATGCGCAACAGGTTGAATCAACGATCTTTAATGGTGTGACCAAGGGACAAGGAACGGGCGAAATTGCTAAGGAAATTGCCAAAATTGACAATGCAACCAGTGCGCACGCTCATCTAATTGCTCGTGATCAGACTGGCAGCATTCTCGGTCAAATCAATGCGCATCGTCAGCAAGAAGCTGGTGCCGATTATTATATCTGGCAGTCAATGGAAGACGCCCGT